GTAGTGACAAACGGCATTGATTATATTAACTATGGCATAGGAGTAGATATATACAAGCTTCAAAAGTATAATATATATGCGTTAGACAAAACCGGTCAATCTAGGTTAAACAGTGTAGGGAGTTCAAGAATATATGTTGAAGGTAACAATTCAATTATAGAAACAAATAAAACAGGGGTACTGACATCACAGAGTTTTTGTCCGGTATTTATAAACTATGTAGATTCTCCTAGTGGGTAATAACTATAAACCAATAAAACATTAAAATAGGATATTTATATAATATACAACAAATAGAACATGGGATATTTAGATAATTCAATAGTAACAGTCGATGCTATATTGACAAAAAAAGGTAGAGAACTACTAGCAAGAGGAGACGGTTCTTTTAAAATAACACAATTCGCACTTTCTGATGATGAGATTGACTATACACTGTATAATCCAAACCATCCATTAGGATCAGCTTACTACGGCCAAGCAATAGAAAACTTACCGTTATTAGAAGCATTTCCTGATGAAACTCAGATAATGAAATATAAATTAACAACGTTGCCGAGAGGAACCGCTAAGTTACCTATCCTAGATATAGGGTATACAGCTATAAGGTTAAAACAAGGAGCTTCTTTAGCTATTACACCACAGACTCTCAACTACTTAGGTTCATCCCAAACTTTTGAAGCAGGAGGATATGTTGCTACAATTGCAGATGCTAGAGTAGTGCAGACATATAACGGAGTAGGAGTTAACACCCCAGAAGCTGAAAGGCTTAACTCTACAACTACACTAGGTACTAATGTATCTAAAACAGTGATAGGAACATCAATAAACATAACAGGAACTACAATTAATACATTATTCGGAGAAAATACTTCTTTGCAGACTACTATCACAGTTATAGGAAGAGACTCAGGAGCAAGAGTAACAGTACCATTAACGATTGTAAAAGTAAATAACTAATAAGATATGTCATTTAAAAGATTAGACCCAGAAGATATTTCTATAAGTGCAGAATCAGTTGTAGCACCGCTATGGTCAACAGATACAAAATATCTAACAACATTCCATACAGCATCAGGACAGGTGGCTTCTAATACAGGAAACTACTTTTACGAAGTATATGAAAACCTACCATCAAACCTAAATGTACCAAGTAACGTACAATTTGCAATAGCCTACGGTCATAAAGAAGGATTAGGAGCTGCACCATATACCGCTGCAAATCAAATAGTTCCGGGAAAATCCCCAACAACTACTATATATGGACAGTATAGAAATTTAATATTCGGAGATGAAGAGACAGGTTTTATATTCGGTACACAGGAATCCAATGACATCTACGTAATAAGTATAGATAGAGCAAGATATAGAGAAAAACTACTACCGGGCTCTTTCAATTTAAAGCTACAACAAGGTTCTCAAATTTTAAATTTAACTGATAACAGTAAAGACTTAACAACAGTATCATACGTAGACGCTGGAAGGGTATACGATGTTGTAGAAGGAACCGACGGTGCAGCTACCGCAGGAACAGGATACTCTCCAAGTAACGGCAGCTACGGTAAGTTTTTACCAGATGTTGGGATAATAGTTCTTAACGGAAAAGCTCTTCAAGACGGTGGTTTCGGACTAACCCATACTGAAGATATAGAAGGCAGTGAAGCAGGTACTAACCTTAATCACTTTTATAACGCAATAAAGTTAGGAGCTAGCAGCTCTCTTCAATCAGAAGAAACAATTTCATCAAATTACGTATTTGTTAGGGTACGAAATAGTGAATTTAACTATACGACTAATCCATCAAATATCACCAGCTCAGGAGATTTAAGACATAATATAATGATTAATACTCCTCAAGCTTATATTACAACAGTTGGTATGTATAACGATAACAACGACTTACTAGGTGTTGCTAAACTATCAAGACCGCTTCTTAAAGACTTTACTAAAGAAGCTCTTATTAGAATTAAACTTGATTATTAATGAATGAGTGCTTACAAGAAACTAAATCAACAAGATGCGTATATAACCACCCATACTGCCCGCAAATCGTGGATAGCAAGCGGTAGTGAATACAGAGGCTTAGGAATTCAAAACATTGTAGGCCTATCAGGTTCCGGTGAATACATACCATCAGATTCAGACCTATCCTACGGAGGTAATATAGCTAACTCCGGCAGTACTGCATACAATAAGAGACTGGTATACGAAAGTAATCAGCATCTGTACTACAGTAACTTTAACGGTTCAATAGTCCAGTCATCCTCTTCTTATGACAACTTTTTACAATCATCTTACGAAGTAAGCGGATCTAGGCATTTAGACAATAGAATAGCAATATTTTCATTTCCTAAAGAAATGTACGGTATACATATAGATCCTCTATCTATTTCAATAATACCGGATTTCTCAAAAGGAGAAGACGAGTCAGGAAGCTTTGATAATTATGTAATAAATAACTACAGTACAGAAGAAGGTGTAAATTCATTTGACACAGAAGTTAACCTCTATACTGAAAACATAGATTTTATATTTAGCTCAACAGGAGCAACTTGTGCTTTTCCAACGGAAGACTACCTCGTAGAAGAGCCGACTTATGTGGACGAATCAACCCCTGCAGGAGGGGAGTACCTAGATAATACCGACACTACACAGAAGAACTGTAATGAGATAGTTGATGATGGGGAAGGAAGACTATATTTTAAATACTCCAGTCCTAGATACTATGTTGGAAATGCAATATACCCACACGGACAGTTAATCATAACAGACCCGGTAGTAGCAGTATACTACAACCACTACTTTGACGCTGTTCTTAAGTGGAAGTCAACTTTACCTATTTTTACCCATAATTACCACTGTAGCCTAAAAAGCAATGAATTTAACCATACTCTAAATAAGACTGGGCTAGAAGGAGTGGACGGTAAAATAGCAGACAACATATCAGGTTCATCATTTAATCCATACATTACAACAGTAGGACTATATAACGACAGTAACGAATTAATTGCAGTCGGTAAGATGGGGCAACCTCTTCCTAAATCACAAGAAACAGATACAGTAATATTAACTAAGTTTGATATGAACTTCGGTGTGAACAGGTTACCAGGAGGGTATAAAGTAGATGTAATACCAGAAGAAGAAGAGGACGATACCCCAATAGTTGAGTGCGTGTACAACTTCGTAGTAATGAATGCAATATACGAAACAGGAGAGAGTGTAGGAAGAAGTTTCAAAAAGCCAAGAAACAAAGGTAAAAGAAGACTTACCGACGACGGGTCCTACAGGCTATATAGAAGAAGATTTCCTTACGATGCTCAAGGTACATTCCCTGCGAGTATAGTAATACCTAGAGACTACACCTCTACAGTTGGTAACGGGTACTTCAACTTGGAAGCAGAGCGTATGGGGGACACAAACAAAAATCAATGTTTCGTGGATATAAAAGTAAGTAAACTTGTTACTCCTACAGGAGTAGTGAGTTACGAATACGACTTCGGAAACTACAATCCACCGGCTATAGCAATTAATCCTAGCCCTACAAATGTAATTACCAGGTATAGAGACATACCGGTAAGGTCTAAACAGTTTTTTGAGGATATAATAGGAGACTATTTATTAACAAGTAGCGTAGCATGTAACTACCCTAACTTGCAAATATAACATAACTAAAATATACAATAATTAATGAGTAAGTAAAATAAGAAAAAGTCCTATTTAAACTGGGTGAATTGCTGGAAACTCTTTAGAGCTCTAACTACCAAAGCGTAACAATGTTAGAGATTAGACAATCAGCAGCCAAGCTACAAGCCATCTTGTAGAAGGTTCAGAGACTACTGGAGGGAAAATGGTTTCCCTTAATAACCAGAATTAGCGCCCAGCAGACTAGCAATCTGATGATATAGTCCGATCTTTATGGAGACATAAAGCTAACAGTAATGAGAGCAGGCAGACAGAGGGCTAATACCCCTACCGTCGGAAACAACAAGAAACGTAAGACTACCGAGTCGCACAGGATTAACACCATTACAATAAAATAAATAAAAGAATGAGTATAGTACTTAGAACAAACAAAGGGTCAGCTCTGACTTATGATGAGATGGATAGAAATCAATCTCAATTTTTCTATTCAAGCTCTAAGTCCCCGGATGGTCTCAAACTGAGACTACACTACACTGGAAGTGACAACTTAGATACAACAGAAGACTATGGTCCTACCCGGTACCATGAAGTTTCCTTTCCTGTATTTCAATCAGAAGTACCCGATTCTAATGTTGCAGGAAATAATACCGAGATACAGTTTAATACAACTGTAGGTGAAGCTCAAAACTTTGATGCTAAATCAACTTTTGTATTTACTAAAAATAATAATTCTGTAGGTATAGGAACTGCTACTCCCCTACAGCGGCTAGATATACACGGAGACGGTCAACGTTCCGGTACTATAGCATTGAGAGGGAGTATAAATAATGAAGACCAGGAACAGGGTAATGCAAGTGTTAAATTCTACAACGGTCTTAATGAAGAGTCACTACTAGGACAAATCGGACGTATTGAATACACAGCAGCAGCTAAAGATGATATATACATACATGCTGGTGGATACACTGCCAATACCTCTGGACTAGTACCCGATAGTACTACCCCAGCAGTTTTCCACATATCACTAGGTAAGTTAACCACATCAGTTAGGCCTTACGACAAAATAGGCGCAACATTTAAAAGAATTGGAGATGAGAGTAAAATAAATGTAGGGATAAACAACAACAACCCAACCCTCTTAAATCTATCAGTCGTAGGAAACCAGGGTATAGGAGTATCTTCAAGTAGTCTCCTAGCAGCAGGGCACTCTATAATTAAACCACTATCTTCTAGTGGAGGTTCTTTCTACAATCAACTTACAAATAACCAACATACGTTAGTAACAAATGATTCCATCGCAGACGGTATAGAGATAAGCTCTCCAGAAACTGCTAATGGCGGGAATATACTGGTAATAGTAAATACCGATAGTAATGAGAAAGAGTCATTTAACATTATTACTGCACGACAAGGAGTTGGATCAACAGGAAAATTACTAGCAACATTTCAAGCCTCAGGAAAAGTAGGAATAGGAACAAACACTCCTTTGCATGAAGGCCTTACGATAGAAGAAGAATTAACTATAAGAGGTTTAGAAACAGGAACAAGTGCCAGTACAAAGACACTAGTTGCAACTAGCACCGGATTAGTTAAACAAATAGCTGCAGCACCAGTACCTATAGGAGGTATTATTATGTGGTCTGGAACTATAGCAAATATACCAGATGGTTGGGTACTATGTAATGGAGTGAGTACTGGATATGGAGTGACAGTGCCTAATTTAACAAATAAATTTATTGTAGGAGCTTCCGCAGATGGAGCTGGAAATACTTACCCAGGCCTTCAAGGAGGAGCAACAGGAGGAGCAGCAACTCACACACACGGCGGTGGTTACACCGGAGATACAACATTAACTACTGCTCAAATTCCTTCACACAATCATACCTACCTTGATGTAACTTATTCTGAAATAAGTGGGCATAAGCCTGCAGGATCACAAATTGGTTCGAATGATACAGATAGTGACAATGGGTTTTACTATAGAAAACGTAATGGTACAGTATCTGCCGGTGTACCGGCCGTAAATGATAGACCTTTAACAGATAGTGCCGGAGGAGGAAATGGACACAAGCACTCTATTGGGACACAGAATCACCTACCTCCATATTACGCATTAGCATATATAATGTATGTGGGAGTGTAATAAGAATATAAAAGATATTTATAATAAAAATATATAATGGCAATACCGGGATTAACATATAGAATAGAAAAAGAAAGTTCTTTG